GTACGTCAGAGTGGATTGAGGCGGAGCGCCAGCGTCAGATGAAGAAGTGGGAAGCACAACGTAACCGCTAACTTTTTTTAGGAAATAAATCATGGCAAACTCGATTCTTACCATTGATATGATCACAAGGAAGGCCTTGGAGATCCTTGAAAACAACCTGGTACTTACCCGTAACGTCAACCGTCAGTACGACGACTCTTTCGCCGTTGAAGGCGCCAAGATTGGCTCCACACTGCGTATCCGCCTGCCTGACCGCGCTCTGGTCACTGACGGTGCCGCCCTGCAAGTTCAGGACGACAACGAGCAGTTCACCACTCTGACCGTGGCTTCCCAGAAGCACATCGGCGTTAACTTTACCTCCGCTGAACTCACCATGCAATTGGATGACTTCGCAGAGCGTGTGTTGAAGCCTCGTATTTCGCAGCTGGCTTCCAGCATCGATGCAGACGTTGCTAACGCATACAAAGCTATCGGTAACTCGGTCGGCACGCCCGGCACCACACCTTCGACTTCGCTCGTTCTGCTGCAAGCTCAGCAGAAGCTGAACGAAAACGCTGCTGTGATGTCGCCACGCTACGCAACGGTCAACCCAGCCGCTAACGCTGGTCTGGTTGAAGGCATGAAAGGTCTGTTTAATCCGACCGACACTATCAGCCGCCAGTTCAAGAACGGCATGATGGGCATGGGCGTGTTGGGCTTTGATGAAGTCAACATGTCTCAGTCGATCAAGCAGCACACCACGGGTACGCGTTCTACCGCCGACACCATTCTGGTCAATGGCACTGTTTCGACCCAAGGCCAAGCAACCATTAGCATTGATGGTGGTACTGGTTCTGCGACCGTTACTGTGGGCGACGTGTTTACTATCGCTAACGTGTTTGCTGTTAACCCACAGACTCGTGAATCGACTGGTTCGCTCCAGCAGTTCACCGTGACTGCGGCTAGTACTGCTGCTGGCGGCGCTTGGACAGATATCGAAATTTCTCCAGCTATGTACACTTCCGCTAACGCTCTGGCAACGATCAATGCGTTCCCACAAGACGGCGCGGCGGTAACTTTCCTTGGCGCAGCTTCGACTCAGTACGCTCAGAACCTCGTCTACCACAAAGATGCGATCACTTTTGCGACCGCTGACTTGCTGCTGCCACAAGGCGTTGACATGGCTTCCCGCCAAGTCCATAACGGCATTTCGATGCGCGTTGTTCGTCAGTACGACATCAACAACGACCGTCTGCCTTGCCGTATTGACGTTCTGTATGGCTTTAGCACGATCCGTCCACAAATGGCTTGCCGCATCTGGGGCTAAGCACTGGTGGGGGCTTCGGCCCCCATTAACGACACTCTTTTTAAAGGAAATTTATCATGGCTCTTCCTAATGGCGCTGGTGGCTACCAGCTCGGCGATGGCAATCTGACAGAAGCAGTGATGGGTGTTCAGACCATCCCTACTACATTGACTGGTGACACCACATTGACTGCAGCTCAAGTTGCAGTTGGTTTGGTTGTTTGTAAAAAAGCGTCGGACGCTACATTGACAGTGACTCTGCCTACAGCAGCGTTGCTTGATGCAGCTGTTCCTAGCGCAAAAGTTGGCTCGTCTTTTGAGTTGACAATTTGCAACGACAACAACTCTGGTTCATCGTCTACCGTTCCTATTACCACAGGTACTGGTATTACGATAGTCGGTTCCGTTACTGTTCCACGTTTCGGTGCACACACTTACCGTTTCGTGAAGACTGGCAACGCAGCCTACTCGGCATTTTTAAAGTAAATAATAGGGGGGCTTCGGCCCCCCGCTTTTTAAAGGAAAAATTATGGCAAATACCAAACCTGTTGGTGTTGCGTTTTCCGATCCAGAATTGGTGGCGGGCACAACCATTACTGGCGCTGCGATTAGCGGCGGCACAATTAGCGGCGCTACGCTAACTACTGCAACCGTGTCGGGAACGTTTACATCTACGGCAACAACTGGCCCTGTAGTGGCAAATGCTACTGCTGGTCTGTATTTTCTAACCACGGCCATTACGGCCAACTCTACCACCACCACTGCTCCGGTAGGCTCAATCGGCACCACGACCAATGCAACGGGTACGGGTAAGCTGTTTGTGTCTGATGGCACGAAGTGGCAATTTGCTGTTGTTGCTTAAAAAATAGGGGCTTCGGCCCCTATCTAAACTATGACAATCTATCTACGACACGCTGTTCACGGCACCAAAGTTGCCACTATGGCGATGGAAGCCGAATATGATGAACAAAATGGGTGGGAGCGGTATAATCCCGACACGCCTTCGGCTCCCGAAGCAGCGGCGCCAGTCAACGAGCTGGAACCCAAACGTCGTCGTGGCCGCCCACCTATAGAGGCTGCGGCACCAGAATAAGGAGCAGACATGGCCACTACTGCTGGCGATCAAATTAACAGAGCTTTGCGGTTGCTGGGCGTGTTGGCTGAAGGTGAAACTTCTTCGGCTTCGGTAATGCAAGACGGGCTGACGGCGCTAAACCAAATGATTGATTCATGGAACACGGAGCGTCTAGCCGTGTTTTCTACGCAAGACCAAGTCTTTAGTTGGCCGCCCGACGAGATTACCCGCACGTTAGGGCCAACTGGTAACTTTGTGGGCAATCGTCCTATTCTGATTGACGACGCGACCTACTTCCGCGATCCGCAAACCAATGTGTCCTACGGCATCAAGCTAATCAACCAGCAGCAGTACGACGGCATCGCAGTCAAGACGGTGACCAGCACTTACCCGCAGGTCATGTTTGTCAACAACACGTTTCCTGACATCACCATGACCATCTACCCAAAGCCCACACGGCTGTTGGAATGGCATTTTGTGTCGGTGCAAGAGTTGACTACCCCCGCCAATTTGGCAACTAATTTGACCTTCCCGCCAGGTTATCTGCGCGCGTTTGTATACAACTTGGCGATGGAGTTTGCGCCTGAGTTTGGCGTTGAGCCGTCACCGCAAGTGCAACGGATTGCCATGACATCTAAGCGTAATCTGAAGCGCATCAACAACCCAGATGACGTGATGTCAATGCCGTATTCGCTGGTGGCAACTCGTCAGCGGTTTAACATTTTTGCAGGGAATTACTAATATGACTACTATTGCTATATCAGCGCTTCCTGTAGCTACTAGCGCCGCTACAACCGATGTTTTGCCTATTGTTCAGTCAGGCACAACAAAACAGCTTACTAACGCGTTATTGTTTACTAACTCAACCTTGGTAGCCCCGGCGCTTGGAACTCCAGCAAGTGGCACGTTAACTAACTGTACGGGGTTGCCGGTATCTACAGGCATTTCAGGGCTTGGCGCAAATGTAGCTACTTTTTTGGCCACACCTTCAAGTGCAAATCTTGCAAGCGCAGTCACAGGTGAAACTGGATCCGGCGCTTTAGTTTTTGCGACTAGCCCAACCTTAGTAACACCAAATATTGGCGCAGCTACTGGCACAAGCGTTACGCTAAGTGGCCTTAATGCGACTAACGCTGCCGCACCTACAATTGCAAGCGCAGCCACAATTGCGCCAACAAAGCAAATTACGTTTATATCGGGAACCGCCGCAGTAGTAACTATTACTGCGCCAACTCCAATTTCTGACGGCGGGGGAACTATAACCCTAATTCCAACCGGCGCGTTTACTTGGACAACCGCAGGAAATATTGCTTTAGCGGGTACAGCAGTGGTTAGTAGGGTGTTAACAATGACCTTTGACGTTACAACAGCCAAATGGTATCCGAGTTACGTTTAAAATGAAAACGCCCATTCTTGGCCAAACTTATGTGGCTCGTAGCGTCAATGCTGCTAATAGCCGCATGGTTAACCTGTTTCCTGAAGTTACGCCCGCGCCAGAAGGCATGGAACCTGCGTATTTAAGCCGCGCGCCGGGGTTAAACTTGCTGGCAACCGTTGGGTTTGGGCCTATTCGGGGCTTGTGGTCGTTCGGCAATTACGGCTACGTAGTATCCGGCAACAGTTTGTATAAGCTCAATACCGCATACGCGGCAACACTGCTAGGCACGATTGTTGGCACTGGCCCCGTGTCTATGACGGACAACGGCACCCAGCTGTTTGTTGCGGCTAATGGCCCCAGCTATATCTACAACGCCACCACTAACGCGTTTCAGCAGATTACCGATCCCGATTTTCCTGGTGCGGTTACGGTCAGCTACCTTGACGGCTATTTTGTTTTTAACGAGCCTAATAGCCAAAAAATCTGGG